TTTTACGAACCATACAGGATCAACAAATTCCTGTCACAGAATGTCGATAGTGTGATGTTTGTCAATGAGATGAATTTCAGACCACATTGTGATAAAAAGTTACAATATGAATATTTTATAAATAGTCTTAGGAAGCGAAAGAGGAAAGCACGTAAGTGGCTTCAGCCTGAATCGTTTGATGATATAGAGAGCATCAAAGAGTATTTTAACTATAGTACTCGTAAAGCAAAGGATGCTTTGAGAATTCTTGGTCATGATGACATTGAATATATCAAAGATAGACTATACAAAGGTGGTTTGAAAAAATGATAGAAAGCATGATAGAGATTACATTGGAGCAACCAGATGACTTTCTGAAGGTAAAAGAAACATTGAGTCGAATTGGAGTCGCATCCAGAAACGATAATAAATTGTACCAATCTTGTCATATATTGCATAAGCAGGGTAGGTACTATATAGTTCACTTCAAAGAACTATTCGCATTGGATGGGAAACCAACTAATTTTTCAGAAAACGATGAGGGCCGTAGAAATACGATCTCAAACCTTTTGCAAGAATGGGGTTTGGTTAAGATTGTCAGGGGTGAAACAGAAGAAAATATTGCACCACTGAGTCAGATAAAAGTTCTTGCATATGCTGATAAAGATGATTGGGAGTTGGTTCCCAAGTATAATATCGGCAAAAAATAATAAACGATGGTGGTCGATTCGTAAAGGATGACCACAAATTTTAATCTTGCTTATTCAATAAGGAGAAACAAAGCATGACTACANTACTTTCAACACTAAACCGTTTTGATCCATTTTTCGTGGGTTTCGATAAAGTTTTCAATCAGTTGTCAACATTTGATACTGAACGNAATCAACCAAATTATCCACCGTATAATATTATTCAGAAGGATGATAATAATTATACGATTGAAGTGGCACTTGCTGGTTTTACNCAAGAGCAAATANAANTTACGCATTTACCAGAAACCAATAATTTGGTTATCGAGGGGTCAAACGAAATTTCAGATACTCAATATCTACATCANGGNATTGCNANTNGAAAATTNNAACGANCTTGGACTGTTGCNGATAGNATNGAAGTTACANATGCAGAATTTNNTGATGGTNTTTTACGAATTCAGTTGGAAAANNTTGTTCCNGANGANAAGAAACCGAAACAAATTGAAATTAAATAGAAGCCCAGTATAGGTGGTTATAGGGAAGGGGTTGGAAATTTCCAACCCCTTTTTTATTTTAGCTTGACAAATCTAAGATTTTATGGTATAATATAGGCATGAACTATTACACAAATGTTTTTACGATTGGAAATAATGTCAGAGTACGAAGTGTTGAAAATGATGAACGTATTAGATACTCCGAAGAATATAAACCTACCGTTTTCATNCCCACCAAAGAAAAAACTAAATTTAGAACCATACATGGAGAACCAGTAGGAAAAGTTCAGCCAGGATCTATTCGTGATTGTCGAAATTTCATGGAAAGATATAAAGGGGTGGAAAATTTTTCCGTCTATGGGTACACCGATTGGAGTCATCAGTATATCGGTGATAAATTTTTTGGGTGTGATTTCGATCTAAGTAAAATTAGGATTTGCACTATTGACATTGAGGTTGCATCTGAACAGGGATTTCCAACGGTGGAGAATGTTCGGGAAGAACTGATTGCTATAACGATCAAGGATAGTCTAACTAAAGGTCGTTATGTATTGGGTAGAGAACCAGTAGATGTTGCTGATGAAAATACCAAATATATTTGTTGTCCAACTGAGATGGAATTGATTGAGAAATTCTTGGAAGTTTGGAACGTATTGCAACCTGATATAGTTACGGGATGGAATAGCAAATTATACGATATTCCATATCTGGTTAGACGAATGGATCGGGTAATGGGTGATGGCACATCTAAGAGAATGTCGGTCTGGAATGTGGTGAAGGAAAGAACAGTCAAAATTATGGGTAGGGAAGAATATGTTTATATGATTGCTGGTGTATCTCAATTGGACTATTTGGACTTGTACAAAAAATACACATATGTCAACCAAGAGAGTTATCGGTTAGATCATATTGCCTTTGTGGAATTGGGTGAACGAAAATTGTCATATTCAGAGCATGATACCATGCACAATTTTTACAAACAGGATTACCAAAAATTTATCGAATACAACATTGAGGACGTTGAATTGGTTGATCGTCTTGAGGATAAATTGAGGTTGATTGAGTTGTGTGTTACGATGGCATATGATGCTGGTATCAATTATGAGGATGTGTTTGCCCAAACCAGATTTTGGGATGCAGTGATATACAACCATCTTAGACAGAAGAATATTGTTGTACCACCACGAAAGGAAAATCCATTTAAACCAGAATTCACAGGTGGTCATGTCAAAGAGATAAAGGATGGTGGTATATCTGCTGATTGGGTGGTATCTTTTGATTTGAATAGTCTGTATCCACACTTGATTATGCAGTATAATATTTCACCAGAAACTCTGAGAACAGATCTACCAAGTTTCTTTGTTGAGGTTGGGGAATTGGTGAAAGGAACACTACCACTACCAGATGTGCCAAATGCAACTATGGCTGGGAATGGGCATTATTTCAGTACTGAGGTGCAAGGATTTTTACCTGAGTTGATGCAACAATTCTACGATGATCGGGTGAAATACAAACAATTGCAGATGGATGCACTTAAGTCGGGTGATAAAGAGAATGTTGCCAAGTATGAGACAAGGCAGATGGCACGTAAAATTTCACTAAATAGTGCATATGGTGCTTTGGGTAATGAATACTTTAGATATTTTGATGTTAGGCAAGCAGAAGCAATAACTAAGTCTGGTCAGTTGGCAATTCGGTGGATTGAACGAGAATTGAACGAGTATTTGAATTCTATGTTAAAAACCGAAGATGTGGATTATGTTATTGCCAGTGATACAGATAGTGTGTATTTGACATTGGATTATGTGGTCAAAACCCACTTATCAAATTTGACTGATAAGAATAAAATCGTCGATGCGTTAGATAGGGTGTGTATAGACTTGATTGAACCATTTATCGAAAAGAGTTATCAGAAATTGGCAGACTACATGAATGCATATCAGCAGAGAATGGTGATGAAACGTGAGGTTATTGCCGATAGAGGTATATGGACTGCCAAAAAACGGTATGTACTGAATGTGTGGGATAATGAAGGGGTCAGAAATGAGAAACCCAAGATCAAGATTATGGGAATCGAGGCCGTAAGAAGTTCAACACCAGCATCCTGTAGGCAACGTATTATGGATTCACTGAGTATCATTATGGATAGTACAGAAGATGAATTGATTGAATATGTCAAGGAATTTCGTGAAGAATTCATGCAGATGCCAGTGTCGGAAGTTTCATTTCCGAGAACGGTGAAAGGGATTGACAAGTATTCTAGCAGTGCAGATCTATACACAAAGGGTACACCATTTCACGTCAAAGGAACNATNATTTACAATTCGTTGGTCAAAGAACANAAATTGGATCGGACATATCCAATNATCAANAACAANGAAAAAATNAAATATGTCTACCTAAAGGAACCTAATCCGACGACTGATAGGGTGATTGCNTTTATNAANAGTCTACCTAGTGAATTCGGNTTAGATAAATACATAGACTATGGTNTGCANTTTGAAAAGGCATACTTAGATCCANTAAGAAACGTCTTNAATGTCGTTGGTTGGCATTATGAGAAACANGCAAGTTTAGAATCATTTTTCGTATGAGGTGAAAAANATGAGAGTACATGAATTAGCAAAAGAATTTGGTATTAGTTCGTCNAAATTAATAGAGGAAATCAANGGNTATGGTATTGAGGTAAAAAGTCATTTGAGTGGTTNAGATGATGNTCGTGTTTCCGATATTAGACATAAGCACACTGTTGCACAGGTTGCCATTAAATTGGAAAATGAATTGCAAGAGAGGAAAAAAGAAGAAACCGTAGTCGAAGAAGATGAATGGGAATTCATAGATAGTGAAGAAGTTGATGAACTTCTCGTACCAGATGTCGAAGAAGAATCTGATGAACTAGTTTTGACCGAATCTGATTTAGATGAAGAATCTTTTGATGAATATAAAGATGAGGATGCACCCGACGATCCTCCGCATTCCAAATTTTTCCCAAAGGAAACAGAAGATGAATGGTCAAAAAGGGAACAGGTACTTGAGAATTTGAGAGAAAAGTCAAAGGAAAATGTAGCATCACAAGAGGTGATTGTTGAAAAACCAAAAGGGTTTTGGGGTTGGCTGAAAAGTTTGTTTTCGTAAGGGAGTTTGAAATACCTGATGATTCTTCACCTGATGGTGTTGCCCCTGCCATGTGGGGGTCATATTTGGGTGGTGGAAAACTGCACAGATTTTTCTGTCAAGATTGTAGCATGTTTCTAAATGTCAGGTTTCCGAGATGGGATAGGATCTTACAAAAAGTTAGAGAACCAGAAGAAGTGATGGAACGGAAATTTAAATGTCCATCGTGTATCAAAGATAATTTCATAAAAATAGAGGTCGAAACGGATGAATGATTTTTTAAGTGATCTTGTAAAAACACTAGGAGATGAACATACTACCATTGCATCTGATGAAAAGTCATCGGCAGAATTTTCTGGTACAGTAGATACTGGATCGTATGTTTTAAATGCTGTTCTATCGGGTAGCATTTATGGTGGTGTGCCTGATAATAAGGTGACTGTATTTGCAGGGGAAACTGCAACAGGTAAAACGTTTTTCGTCTTGGGGGTAGTTAGTCAGTTTTTGAAGAATAATCCAGAAGGTAGTGTCATGTATTTTGATACAGAAAGTGCAGTTACAAATGAGATGATGCAAAGTAGGGGTATTGATACCAGACGGGTTATAAAATCAGAACCTGATACCATACAGAAGTTTAGGCATACGGCATTACAAACTATTGATTTTCAGATAAGTCAGGATAAAGAAGAACGTAGACCAATGATGATGATATTGGATAGTCTTGGGCAATTATCCTCAACGAAGGAAATCGAGGATACGGCCAAGGGTGATGAAACCAGAGATATGACAAAGGCACAGATCCTAAAAGCAACGTTTCGGGTATTGAATCTGAAATTGGCAAAGGCAAATGTACCTTTATTGGTTTGCAATCATGTCTATGATGTGGTTGGTGCATATTATCCAACAAAGGAAATGTCGGGTGGGTCTGGTCTGAAATATTCGGCATCTACTATTGCTATGCTATCCAAACGAAAAGAGAGGGATAGTGACAAAGAGATAGTAGGAAATATTATAACGGTCAAGATGGAAAAAAGTCGATTGTCGAAGGAAAACAAACAAGTTGAGGTGTTGTTGACCTATGATAAGGGTTTGGATCGGTATTATGGGTTGATTGATATGGCAGTTGATGCTGGTATATTCAAGAAATTGTCTAATCGGATTGAGTTGCCTGATGCAAGCAAGCATTATGCATCTAAGATATATGGAAATCCGAAGGAATATTTCACCACAGATATTATGGAGAGAATTGAAAAATATGCCAATCAGGAATTTCAGTATGGGGGGATGACAACGGTTGAAGTGGAACCAGAAGTGGTTGTTGACGAAGAAAAGGAAGGGTCGGCCGAAACTTTGACTATGATTGATGCCGATGTTGAGTGACGTTTCCATACACCCGAAATGAGTAACGGTGTGTGATTATTAGATACTAAATGTTGGAGAAAACCAATGGACGTTTGCATTAGAACGGAATTACAAGGTCAGCACAATATAAACTTGCACCCTTTTACGCAACAGCAGGGGCAAGCATTTTGGCATACCATAAAACCAGACATAAGGGTATTATGATTCGAGAGATTGTTGCAGAAAAAAAAGAATGGGTGGAGAAATATGATGACTACCCTTATGGGTATTGGAAATACAGGTGGGATTATCTATGTAGAAGGTTGAATCAGTATGCAGATATGGAAAGACAATTACGACAGTCAGAGACTCGATATGTTCGTTTAGAAGAAAAGGAGAAAAATAGTTGAGAATTGAAGAAACGATTCTACGGAATCTGATATATAATGAAGAATACACCAGAAAAGTTTTGCCATTTTTAGATAACAAGTACTTTCACGATTTCAGTGAGAAGGTGTTATTTGAAGAAGTGGCAAAACACGTTGCCACTTACAACAATTGCCCAACCAGAGAAACCTTAGAAATTTCTCTTGGGGCATTGGGTACGGTATCTGAAGATCAGTTCAAAGATCTGATAAGTTCAGTTGAGATGATGGAAAAGGGTAAGGATAATCCAGTTGACATCGAGTGGTTATTGACAGAAACTGAAAAATTCTGTCAGGACAAAGCATTATATAATGCCATTATGGGGTCGATTGAAATTATTGATGATAACAAGAAAACTACAACGGGTACAGGGGAGATACCCAAGATGTTGAGTGATGCATTATCGGTTAGTTTTGATCCTAATGTCGGTCATGATTACATCGAGGATTCAGAGGAACGGTTTGAGTACTATCACAAAGTAGAGGAACGGATTCCGTTTGATCTGGATTTGATGAATAAAATCACTAAAGGTGGTCTACCTAAAAAATCATTGAACGTAATTATGGCTGGAACTGGTGTGGGTAAAAGTTTGTTTATGTGCCATTGTGCAGGGGCAAACTTGAATGCTGGTTTGAATGTGCTGTATATTACATTGGAGATGGCAGAAGAACGGATTGCAGAAAGAATAGATGCCAATTTATTGGATGTTGAAGTGGTGCAATTATCAACCTTGAAACGGGAGAAATATCTTAGTCATATCGAAAGTATACGAAATAAGACATCTGGTAAACTTATTGTTAAGGAATACCCAACGGCAGTGGCCCACGTAGGGCATTTTCGGCATCTGTTAAATGAACTCAATCTCAAAAAGAGTTTCAAACCAGATATTGTGTATGTTGATTATTTGAACATATGTTCATCGAGTCGGGTAAAACCAAATGCCAATACCAATTCATACACGTTGGTCAAGTCGATTGCCGAAGAATTACGTGGGTTGGCAGTAGAGAATAATTTACCCATAGTGACAGCAACTCAGACCAATAGGCAGGGGTTTTCCAATACTGATGTGGATTTGACTGATACTGCTGAAAGTTTCGGGTTGCCAGCAACTGCTGATTTCATGATAGCATT